CCTTAGTTAAATAAGTTTTTACTGGGCTTTCTTCATATTCTTTATCTAAAAACTTCTTTATAGATTCTATATTGCCTGGGTCATCATCAGAAAAACCAATCTGTGGAACAAAGTTATTCTTTACATCATTTGTAAAAGTTACTTTTTGTCCTAGTTTTTGACTCTGATATTTTACATAGTCAATAAATTCTCTTAAAGCTTTTATCTTACCCTCTTCAGGATTTGAAGCTGAACCTTCACCATAAGTTACTGGATGGTACTTACACATATCTAAGTATTCTTTTATCAGAAGTTGGTCGTCTTTTAGGACCTCACCCGATAAGTCACGATATTTTTTAAGGTTCTCGATTAATGTTTGAGCATTAATACCATTATGATTAGTCACAATCATATTATAGATTGAATCTTTTAAAACAGATGGTGTATGTCCTCTCGCAGTTATTATAGCGAAAATAGAACCTCCGTTAATACATTCTACAAAATCATCCCATGACGGACCGGGTTCTGCTAACATAGAATCTACAATGAATCTCTTATCACCTTCTACACCAAAATTTCTGTAAGGATTTTCAGCATAACCAACAATAAGTTCTCCGTTATATTCAAAAGGTTCTTTACCTATTCTTTGTCTATATTCAGCGAAATCTTCTGTAGACATACCAACCTCATGACCGTCTTCAGCAACTAACATAATTTGAGTTGGCATAGTTACAATATTATCATCCCAATCAAAAGCATAATACTTGTGGTCGGGATTACCGTCTTCTATACCCTCATTAACCAAAATGTCTGTGAGGTTTTTTCTTATAATCTGTTTTAAATTCATAAAATCACTTATTTAAGTTTTGAATAAGTCTTTCTAATTGAGCTTCTGTCATAATGATGTTCTGAGGTTTTTCTGAATATGTATCAACACCGTTACTTTCTAACTCCATAGATTCTCTTAAAATTTTCTTCTTGAATTCCATTTCTTTATTTTTTATTAAACGTTTAATTAAAGGCTAAAAATGGGGGACAGATTGACTGACCCCCATTTAATAATTATCAGATATCTTCGAATGATGCTCCTGTTGGTGTGATTAGAAATTCGATATCAATAAATTCTAATGCTCTTGTTGGTTTTAGATAAATTTTACCTACTAATTGGTTGTTATCTAAATCCTCAGGAGTGTTCTGAACAACAACTCTAAAGTCAATCAAACCTCTGTCTCTTCTGATTGAATCTAAGATTGGGTTTACTGAATCCAAGAATTCTTGTCTTACTTGGTCATCATTCTGTTCGAACAATAGTCTTACCGCAACTGCCGAAATCAACTTACGTGCCTGTAGTAACAATCTTCTAACGTTGATTCTGTCAAGAGCAGACTCTTTAACTTGGGTTGTTTTGTTACCCCAAATAACAGTTCCAACATCTGAGAAAGTAGCAATTGGATTGATTCTACCTTTGTATAAGATATCTCTATCATCTTGTGTTAACTTTTTACGTGCTTTGATTCCGTTAACCAAACCTCTTGTATAACCAGCTGATGCAAACCATGGGAACGCAATGTTGTCAGTTAAAGCTAAGTTTCTAACAACCTCTGCTGTTGGTGGTAAGTATACTTGTGTGTTGTTTACCCCGTCCCTTGTTAAAATCCAAGGGTAGTAAGTAGCAGTGTAGTTAGAATCTATACCTGTATCCTCAAGATTTTCAGTTGACTCTTGTGGGTATATAAAGTCACCTGTGAAGTTTGATGTTGTGTTTACAAACATATTATAATCAGGTGTAGTACAAATGTAGATTGAGTCCGCTCTATCCGTTTCAATCATATCAATTGCTTCCTCAACAAGATTTGAATTATTAACATAGTCAATACCTGGTGTTGTGAATATGTTTATATTTACCGCTTCAGGGTTAACAAATGTTGACTGTCCCCATAAGTAAGCGTAATAGTCAGTGTTACCCCAATCTTGTTTATCAGGACCAACGATAGTTTTAAATGCCCCCCAACCTGTTGCGGTCGGGAATCTAATCGAACCTGACGCTTGACCTTTTAAGTAACCACTGTTACCTAAAATATATCTATCGCCGTTGGTTCTATATTCTCTATAAATGTCCCATCCGTCGAAACCACCTGTTGGAATCAATGTGAACTTACGAGAATTCAATCTATAATATGGTGATGTGTCATCGGGTTCACTTCTAAATGATGCATCTCCTACTTCGAAAGCGGTTTCACCTGATGTTGTCCATTGATTAGGTATTAACACTACAGTCGCTCCTGAATCCATATGGAAACCTTTAGTTAACACCGACCACTTAGTAGATTCTGTAGCATTTGCTAAGTCCGTTGGGTTTTGTTTACCTTTATACTGTGCAAAGCTAGTGTCGATACCTACTGTGTTTGAAACACCTAAGTAAAATTTTCTTGGGTTATCGCCTGAACTTCTTGTTAAGTTATCACCATTAGCAGTACCGAAAGGTGGGTTAAACAATACTTCACCCGCTTTATTGTACTTTGTTTTATAGATTAAGTGTGGTGATTTGTAAGACTTGTATTGTCTTGTTTGGTAACCTCTAAATCCACAAGGTAGAGCATCTATAGGTGCTTCTTCATTAACTTCTAACATGATGTAACGAGACTTTAATTCAAAGTCACCATTAGCGGTACCGACTTTCTTAGCAACATAACTGTTTAGACTTGGGTCCATAGTACAGTTTGTGAATTTTTCTAATACTACAGGACTTGAGTCGGTATCAAAGAAATCTCTTACTATAATATCAAAAGTAAGATTATTGAATGATATATTCGCAATAGATATTTTTATTTCTGTATTTGCTCCGTTACCATCTGAAATCGAAATGAATTTAAATAAGTTGAACACTTCGTTACCTCTTAATTCAGATACAACATATGGAGTATCCGGTGTTTGGTATCTATCTAAGTACCACCCGATTCCTGTATTATCATTATCCTCCCTAGCACTATTGAATGATAGTAAGTCGCTATTTAAACCTCTAATCTTACCTTCTCTATAACCTGTATTTAATAAGTTGTAGTAAATTTCTTCTACCATTAATGGTACGTCATTTCTATCCTTACCGAAGTTTGATTGACCTAATACCTTACTTACAAAGTTAGGGTCACTTAATTTAAATGATGTGTCAAAAGTAAATGTTTCAGAATCTTTCGTAATACCCGATAACTGAAACTTTTCAAAAGGATTATTAGTTATACCTGAGTATACACCTTCAACGTTCATAGTTAAATCAGTTAAACCTGATACTTCATAGACAGGACCATTGTCATTACTATAAGTTGCAATACCTCTTGAACGCAAAGTTGCGATAACCATATTGTGATAGTCCGTTATGGGTGTACCTGAATATCTTGTATCATATACCGCTGCGGTACCTGAGTAATTTAAACCACCTGTGTTAGTAAGACCTGACGTAATTAAACCAAAACCAACTCCTGTGTACTCACCACTACTGTATGGGAACAATGCGTAGTACCAAGCATCATTTTCAGATGCTGAAAAATCAGCTTCTGATACAGTTAAACCACTTACATCTAATACATTAGTATTACCTGTCCAGTTAGTAGAACCCGTAATCGATGAATATGTATCGGCACTTACTGTACCAAAGAAATATCCGGTAGCACCTGAACTAGAAGGTTTAACGATTTCAGTATAAAGACTATTTTTAAAGTCATCTTCTAAAGTTGATTTACCACCACTAAATGTGGTGTATGGATGTTTGAAGTAATTTTCAATATATGAAGGTAACGCACTGTAGTCGGTTATTTCCGTGTTTGTACTTGTTCCTGATGTACCACTAAATTCAATTATCCAAGGACCGTTATTATCTGAAGTCGCCGTAACACCACTCTTTTCTAAGTTACCTACTGTTGAAATTGACCAAGCTGGTCCAGCGTCATAACCTGACAAACCAAGTATACGTGTTACGAAAAGTTGATTAGATTGTTGTAAGTATGCTTTAGCTATGTACGCAGCCTCATACTTAGGAATCTGTGTATTTATAAATTTTGTTGGGCTTGTACCTCCAAAATATGCGGTAAATTCATCAAAATTAGTAATGAATATCGGTTCGAAAGCCGGACCTGATAATGTTTCACCAACGATACCTAATGTAGTTACACCAACACTTTGAGCTACAAAACTTAAATCTCTTTCTGATGTATATACACCTGGAGATACGAATACTTTGTCTGCCATATTAATTAGTTTTCTGTTTTAA